TAAAATTCTCCAAACGGATTGTCTTCAGACCAAGCCACACGTTTACCATCATAAGTACGTTCAGTGCTCAGTGCAACGTTATCTGCAAAGCCACCTTGTTGATCTATATTTAGTCCAATCGTAGCAGTTGCTGTAGCTTGAATTAAATCATTCGGTGCACTAATAGTAATCGTTGCAGTAGTATATCCACTTCCTGGATTTGTAATTGTAATACTTTCAATAATACCAGTAGTAGAAAGCGTTGGCGTTGCTGTCGCATTTAAACCATCACCAGTAATAGTTATAACAGTTCCTGTTTTATAAAATCTACCAGCATTGACAAGTGCAATATTCGTAATCAAACCACCAGCAATAGTTGCTGTTGCTGTAGCTTGTACTCCTGTTGGTGCACTTATAGACAGTGTTGGTACAGATTTATATGCAGTACCTGTTGCTGTCAAATTAACTCCATTAATTTTACCAGTTGTAGCATCTATCGTTAGATTACCAGTTGCTGCAGTTTTAAAATCTCCACCAGTAAATGTTAATGTTGGTGCGGATACATAACCCAATCCAACATTCGTAACTGTAATAGAATTTACAAACATAGCATCTGTTCTTGTTGGATCTGTAGTAAACGATTTCAAACTTTCAAACGCATCAATTTCAGGAAGACCTGTATCAATTTTTTCAGAAGCATATTGAAACAATTCTACTTGTAATTTGTAAACGTAAAGTTTTCCTAATTGATAAAAAGGATCTTGATGTTGAACAAATTTAATATCAAATAAACCTTTTGTCAAAGGAAAGTAAAGTAAATCTCCCTCATTTGGACGATTAGGAATAAACGTATTACCGTATTGTCCGACTAACTGTTGCCATCTACGACGACTTACTGTAAGAGTTGCAGATTGCTCTTGAAATAATCCAAACTTTTGTAAAAATGGACCTTGTCCATCAAACTGAGAAACATTTTCAAAATACATTTCTATAGGATATGCATTTGTAAATTTACTTAATGTATCTTCTCCCAAAATAATATCTTTGTTGATATATGTTCTTGGTAAGTAATACACTGTTTGACCATAAATTGAAAGACTTTCGATAATCAAATCTTCCAAGAGGTTTTGTTCAGAGCCGTTTCCTTGTCCAATGTAAGTGTTTCTACCTGACATGGTTTACCCCACAAAAAATTCTAATGGTGCTGCCTTACCTGTTAATTCATCCTCTAGTGCATTTTTTTCATTCATTCCTTCATTGTAAATTCCATCACCATCGATAGAAACTCCACCTGGAAGTGACAAGCCACTAAATTTCTTTAGGTTTGCTCCCCATTGAATTTTGAAAAGTGCTGTTGTATATTTTTTCAGCCATGGTTCATTAAATGCTCGAGTAAACTCAGTTGGATCAATTGCTTTATAAGTATCAACTAAAATGTAATCGCCAACTCTTGCTTCAAATCCCCAATCCATATCAATATACAAACGATTAGATAAACGATTGAATCTGTATAATACTGCGCCATTAAGCAAAGTATCAAGCATTTGTAAATGATTCATTACTGTTGTATAATATACAACTGAAGTAGAAGTTAAATCATAAAGATCATTTAATCGTAACTGATATTGTAAATCAAAAATATTCTTCATTGTAGAAGAACCAGAGTATAAAGAAAATACTTTGTTTACACCATAAACGCTATCTGGAATTGGAATGTAGCGATTTTCTATATCGCCTTTTGTAAAACTACCAACAATCGCAGTTGCACCAGAATTACTACCGACAACAGTTTCGCCGATAATAAATGGTGATGGTTCTCTTAAATTATTAGTGATTTTTCTAGAGTAATCAAATTGTAGTGTAGTTGCAGTTCTTGTATTTTGTTGAACAGTCGCAAACACACCAGAAGTAGATCCTGTTATCGTTTCGTTATCTTCAAACGCTGTGCCTGACCCAGATGAAAATGTTAATGTTGATCCTACGACTTTGTGCTGAAAATATGTTCTTTCACTACCATCCCAATGATTAATATTGAAGTAGTCTAGAGCCTCGTCAATTCTATCTTCTAATTGCTCTTCAGCAACGTTAATTTCTATAACTGGTGCACCAAGTGATCGTAAGCAATAATCTTTAAGTCCTTGGCGAGTTGTTACAATCGCCATTACATACCTCCAAGACCAATTGCCATCGCTACTGCGAATCCATTAGTCGCAGCAACTCCATTTGCAGCAGTAGCTACCGATACGTTAGAACCTGAAGGATAACTGTTTGAATGATCTGCGTTAAATTGTAAATAACCATCTGCATGCATCATTATTTTTGTAGTACCCATAAACATTGAGTTACCTGAAAGATATAAATCTTTCCATTGATTTGATGAACTACCTAGATCATAAGTATTATTTGCACTAGGAATAACATTACCAGTAATATTTCCTAATTTGGTTTGAACTCTTGCATCTGTGTAGTAAAGATTTGTAGATCCTTCAGCTAAGTTATCAGCAGTCTTATTAGTAAAGTCGGTATCAAAATCTGTAGACTTATAAGTTGTTACACTAAATACGCCAGTTCCACTGTTATATGATAAGTCGCCACTTGCACTTACAGAATTTCTAGCTCGTGTAGTTGTAAAATATTCATTAGTGCCTTCTGTTAAGTTAGTGGTAGTATGATTTGATATGTCACTAACTTGTCCAGTAACATCTCCTGTTAAATCTCCATATACATTTGGTACTGTTAGATCTTTGTTTAAGTTCCAACGATCGTCAACGCTTGTGTAAGTTAAGGTTGCTGATGCACCATCTACTGTTAAACCTGCGCCATTTGCAGCAGCAGCATTCGCAGCACCCTTAGCAACTGTGATATTAATATCATCAACATCTAAAGTTGTAGAATTAATTGTAGTTGTTGTACCATCAACTTGTAAATTACCAGTGATTGTTAAATCACCACCAACACTTGTATTGTTAGTTACAGTTAAACTGTCTAATGTAGATAAACCAGTAACACCTAATGTGCCACTAATAGTTTGATTGCCTGTTACAGCCACTAGTCCATTTGTTACATTGATTTCATTATTACTACCTGTTTCTAGTATAAGAGAAGCTGACGCTCCTGCTTCAATCTCAATATTTCCAGTTACACCTGATGCTTGTTTTATTTTTGGAGTGAATAATGTTTTAGCAGAACTTACAACTAAATCTGCACCAATTTGAATATTTTTCTGAGTATTTTCAAAATATAGAAATCTTGTACCATCTTCATTATAAAATTCTAGTCTACCATAATCATTTCTAATTGATCCTGCTAACGTGTTACCATCATCACTATAAAAAGTTAAGTCACCATTAATTTGGGTATTACCTGTCAAATTACCTGTTAAATCACCAGTTACGTTACCTGTTACGTTACCTGTTACATCACCAGAAATAGTACCAGTCGCAGTAATATCAACGACATGTAAATCAGACCATTTCTTTGCAGAACTACCTAATGCATATAAATCGTCAGCATCAGGGAGAATACTTGATTGAACGTCAGCACCAAATACGACGTTGTCGGTATCAGCATCACCTAAAGTAAGTGTGCCACCATTAAAAGTTGTTGTGCCAGTTACAGTTAAATTACCACCAACATCTACGTCGCCAGTAGTTACGATGCTCGTTAAACTAAGAGCAGAAGAAGTTTGTACGTTTGAAAGATCGTTTAATGCAGCTTCGAATCCACCTTGTGTAGATCCGTCATGCACACGAAGTGAATGATTACTGGTATTGATAGTAACTTCGCCAACAGCACCAGTAAAGCCATTGTTTTGTGTCGAAGTTCCACGTCTTAGTTGTATTTGTGTTGGCATTTAAATCTTCCTAATTTTATAAGGCTCCGAGATCTATCTGACGTAGATACCCAACGCCACCCATGCATTCATAGGTTTTGAAATTTGTACTAATTCCAAACGCATCAATTGTACCAACACCAAAGTCGCCATAGTCTCCTGTTGGAAAGACTCCGTGTACAACTGCATCGCTTAATGCCGAATCAGTTACACCACCAGCAGATGCATCGAAGTAATCGATAACACCATTGCTGTCCTTGAAGTAGAGTTTTTTGTCAGCGTAGTTTAACGCTAACTCTCTATAGTCAAGAGACGATGGGACTGAACTAGCAGTCCCAGAGCCTTTAATTTTAATTACGTTTGACATAATGGTAATCCCTCACTCTACTTAGTAAGTTCCACCATCAACATCTCCGTATTCTAATGCAGTTCCACCAGCGTTTACTTGAAGTACTTTACCACCATCACCCATACCAAGTTTAGTTAAACTTGTTGAACCATTCGCAACAATTAAGTCACCTGTTGTGTAAGAAGATAAACCAGTTCCACCGTAAGCAGCAGCAACAGTTGTGCCCTGCCAAGTACCAGTAGTAATAGTACCTAAAGTAGTGATTGATGTTTGTCCAACATAGTTTGCATCAATGTCAATAGAATTTGCATTTGCAATAATTCTGTCTGCAGTACCAACAACGTCAATAACACCATTTGTTAATGTTAAACCAGCACCTGATACAGTAGATTTAAGTTCTAATTCGTCAGAGCCATTAACATTAATACCACCATTAGCAGCAACATTAACGTCAAGAGTATTACCAGTTTTGCTTAAAGCAATACCAGCAATAATTTGACCAGCACCTGAGAATTGAGAGAATTGTAAACTGTCAGAACCAAGAGTAGCATTACCAGTTACGTTAGATAATACCCAACCTGAGTCAGCATTTACAGTTCCTGATTCAACGAAAGTAAACATACCACCTGAAACTTCGTTTGCAGGAGTATTGTCAGCATCTTCAGAACGTGCCCAAGCAGCATTTGCTACAACGTAGATACCATTTTCTGTTTGATCGGTTTGGTTTTTAACAAGAACACGATCGCCAGCAGTAAGTGCTACGTCATCGATAGTTTGTGTATTTGTTAAAGTAATATTTGCAGTAGTCGCAACTTTAACTGAATCTTTAACATCTAGACCAGTCTTAACAGCATCAACATATGCTTTAGTAGCAGCATGGTGTGATTGTGTTGGTTCAGCAACATTCACGATGTTGTTGCTGTTCATGTCTAGATTACCAGTAAACGACGGAGTCGCAGCAGTCAGCGTTGTGAAAGCACCTGTAGATGCAGTTGTAGCACCGATTGCAGTTCCGTCAATAGCACCACCATTAATATCAACAGTAGAGAATGAAGAACTTCCAGTAGATGTTACATTACCAGTTACGTTACCAGTAACATTACCAGTAAATGTAGCAGTGATTGTACCTGCTGAAAAATTACCTGAAGCATCTCTTGCAACGATTGTACTAGCTGTGTTAGCATCAGTGGCATCTGAGGAGATTGTAACAGTTTCGCCAGAAATCGATGTGGCAAGGTGATTTGCATCACCATTGATTGTTAGAGTTTCAGATAAAAGATCAACACCATCACCAGTACCTGTTTCAGCAGCAACTGATAAAGTTGTTCCAACGTTTACAGTAGTCGCAGTAGTAATACGTCCTTTTGCGTCAACAGTAATTTGTGGAATCGCAGTAGTTGAACCAAAAGTACCAGCACTTACACCAGTATCAGAAAGATCTACAGTTACATCAGCAGTTTCAGTGCCTGATCCTACGACAACTATGTTAGCATCACCTGCATCAGCAAGTGTCGCTAAGTAGTTACCTGTTGTTTTTGTTCCGAGTGCAATGGTGTCATTGTCGATGTTTGTACCATCGATTGCACCTGAGAATCTTGTTGCGGTAATAGTACCAGCAGCAAAGTCCCCACTTGAATCTCTTTTAACGATTGTAGATGCAGTATTTGCAGAAGTTGCTGCATTGACTGAATCTGTAAAATATTTACCACCAATTACGTAGTGGTTTGCTGCGTTTCCGTCAGTTTCTGTTCCAATACCAATATATAAACGTTCACCACCATTGGATCCATTATCTGGTAACGCTGAATATGCAAGTTCTCCAGCAGCAAGGGTAGTTGGATTACCTGCTACGGAAGATCTTTTAATTCTAATTAACGATGCCATTTTAATCTCCTAATTTTAAAATTCTCCAGCGTCCATATTTTGGGCGTTGAGGTTTATGGTAGACGTCCATTTTGATGTAGCTTGTCGATATACCAATACCGACCCATTCAATAAACCCTCTGCTACTACGTCTACTTCCGAGTTTTCAGAGAGAGGAAGACCTGATGTTGTTCCAGTACTTACGCTTCCAGTATTTGTTGATGATCCTCCAGATGCACCAAGTTGAGAATCATTTGTAGTAACTTGAGTTTCAAGAGTACTTCCTTCTTGTGTATTTAAGTTGGTTGTTACAGTTGACATTGTTTACCTCGTTACTTCTGGATTTATACTTACAATTCCTTCTATTACTCTTGACTTTTTACCAGCAACAGACGATAATTCAATATCATAAACGTATCTACCTGCAGGTATTGCACTTGTTTGTGCAGCAGTCAATGTTAATATAATTCTTCCAGTAGCAGGATCGTTACCGAACAAACCAGCAGTAAAAGGATATGATGTTGATGAACTATGTCCTTTTCTTATCTGACTCGCCACCGTATAACCTGTTAGATTACGTGGTAATCCTCCACTATCATTAAGAGTTATAATATTCTCGTAATCAGTTCCTTGGTCAATAAAAAAGTCTACTATTACAGCCATTTATCTTCTCTTATTTAGCTTGAGTTTAATTTCTAATCCAACCATATGTAGTATTTGTATATACATAAGTATTTGTTTCATAAGAAGTTAGAGTTTGACTGACTACAGTTTCTCCCTCTATTTTCTGTGATGCATTTGGCGTAATAGTAAGTGTACCAGTTGCACCAACCTTTGTAATTCTTACCGTATCTCCTAAAGACGCTACAGGTAATATCAAATTTAATGTTGATACACCAGCATCTGCAAAATAATGATTACCAGCTATAAGTGTTTGTGCTGTTGTAATAATATTATAAGAATTAACGACTGATTTTCTTGGACCAGTTGCTAATTTTGAAGCTGTAATAGAACTATCAGCAACAGTATTTACTGATTGTTGTTTTGATAAAAATACAGCAACCAATTTTACAGAAGAAGCAAGAGCAGCACCACTAATCATTAATTCACTTCCACCATTGTCAATAGTGTAATCAATTTCTGGTGTTAATACTAATCCATCTCTAGTAACTAAAATACTCGATGCACTACCTACAGGATAGTCTAAGAGGAAAGAGGTGTCGCTATTATTAGTAGCGAACACCTGTTTCTCAAAACTTCCGTAAGTCGGTTCTCTTCCAAGATAAGGCACTTATCGTTCTCCCTTACGCTTGTGATTCAGACCAAGAAATCTTTCCTGACACCTGCATAGGTGAAGCAGAACTGATTCCTGATGTATCTTGTGGCTGCACTGCGACAGTCAACAAGTCTGGACCAGCAGGGAATACCGAGTCGCCACCTAAGATAGAGTTACCCATGTCGATCAATGCATTCAAATCAATTTCTACTGAACCAGCAGATGATTTCGTTGAGTAGATAACAGTACCACGTTGGATAATGTCACCTGTATCGTGAGAAATCAATTCTGATAGAGAAGGATTTTGCACTTTTTCAAAAGATAATTTACTTGGTAGACCATTAATAATGAAGAAAATCTCCACGTCTGTGTTAGTCGTTACACCAGCAGATTTTAGTTTCAACTGCATTCGGTTAATAATCTCACGCTCACCCACTTTACCAGTTAGACCAGAGTCAACTGATGGAGCAAGACGAATAGAGACTAATGGAACTGGTCGAGTTAAGTCTACCACACCATTACCAAATGCTGTTTCACCAATAGTTAATGTTGCTCCACTTGGAATTTCAGAGAATCCAATAGGAACTACTCGAGTTCCAGGATATGAAGCATAGATTTTAGAGTTTGCACCAGAGATAACCACCTGAGTAATATAAGATTTTTCAGGTAAGAAATCACTAGAATCTTTAATTAATTGTCCAACTTTAACCAATGCAGCATTCGCAGCACTTACTGGAAGAGCATACACATAAACACGTTGTGCATTTAATGTAATTTCTTCAAACGAAGAAGCACCAGTAGTTGCAAAAGATTGAGAAGCACCTTGTGC